CTAATACACCAGTTGGAGTAATTACTGTATCAGCAACTGCACAAGGGACAAACTATATCACTGTATCAAGTACAAGCAACTTATCTGCACAAATGCCTGTGGTGTTTAGTGGATCGATCGGTAACTTAGTAGCAGGTGCAATTTATTATGTATTAACCATCGTTAGTGGTACTACTTTTACTGTTAGTACATCGTCGGGAGGTGCAATATTCGGATTGCTTACTGCCTCATCAACAGGTGGGATTACTGTACAACCTGCACTTACAAGAACTCCTGGATTTACAGTAGGCGGTGAAGCTCTTTTAGGCCTTACTGTTATCACTCCTGGATCAGGATATACTACTCCTGCGGTTATTTCGTTAAGTGGAGTAACTCCGCTAACAAATTATACACCACCAAGCCTAGCTGCAACCTATCAGGTTGTTAGTGCAACTCCATCAGGCGGCAGCGCAGGAACAGGCTATGCTGTTGGCGATGTATTAGTGTTAAATAGCAATCCAAATGTTACATTTACCGTTGCAAATATTACTGGAAATGGTGCTACGGGTCCGATCTATGCAGTTAATGTAACAACTAACGGTGGTCCGTTAACAACTCCTGTATTCGGAGTCAAAAGTGTCACTGCAATAACAGGATCTGGATCTGGAGCTAGATTAACTGTAGTATCTGGATTGTTCGGCATTAATACTAATAATCCAGGCGACGGATATACTACAGTGGCTCCTACTGTGACGATTACTGGTAGCGGCGGCGTAGATGGTACTGCTGTTGCAGCATTAACAACTGGTACTTCTAGTCACACTAAAGTTATTGAAGCATGGTCCATCGACGGCGGAGTAACTGTATTTGTTCGTTATTTAGGCGAGTACTAATGCATCCTCTGATTACAAATTTATCCGAACTTAAAACTTCGGAAATTGAATCGAAGATTAACGATTTGACCAAGAAGTACTTTTCGACGAGTAGTTACGAACTACAACATCAGATAACACTTGTATTAGAAACATATAAGCAAGAATTGTCTGTACGAAGACATGCTGAATGGCAACAGATGATGGAAAATCGTAACAAAAACCTTGACAATCTCATAAATGTCGAGTAAAATATAGGCATGCGCCTAGACAAATATTCTAATCCCATTTACAATTCACAAGATGTTTTCAATCTACTTTATCAAGGTAAGGTAGATTGTCTTACGGACATTACAGTTGACTTCGATAAAGATCTAGTTCAACTAGAACGTACAGCAGATATTCTTCTTAAAGATTTCCTTCCAGAGATTATATCAACTGAAGAATTTGACAAGTTAAATCAACAACACTGGTTCATGCCCGAAAATTATTGCCCAGATCTTGTTCAAAGTCTGTATAATATGTGTGAAACAACCGAGCAACGTGACCGAGTTAGCGAAGAATTAGAAGAGTTTATAAAACACGGAATGATGGATTTGCTATTTTGGCTAAAATATTTTGTCGATACGTGTTTAGAACACGATATAGTTTGGGGCGTTGGAAGAGGATCCAGTGTAGCAAGTTATGTCTTATACTTAATAGGCGTACATCAAATTGACAGTATCAAATATAATTTAGACTGGAGAGAATTCCTGAGATAAGTATTGAAATCAAAAGGAGATGATTATGGGAATGAAAGAACAACAAAGAGCAGAATATAAGACTGCAATAAACGGAAGATCGGTTGACATGCATAAGTTAAGAATGCAAAATGAAATGACTGTTGCTGTAGGTAATGTTCGTGTTAACGCAAGAGGTGACGAATTGGGACCAAATGGTCAAGTCATTCGACGACGCGAAGAAGTACTAAACGCATCAAATATCAATGTTCCTGATCAACAAAGTACTAGAAATTCACAACCTGTACAAGAAGAAACTACTACAACAACTAACGTTAAGCCATCAAAAAAAACTATTATAGACACAGAATCAGAGGGTAATAATGACAGTAATTAAAAATTTCACTGCAATTTTAGATCATATTCTTGTTACCGATATAAATTTCGGAGAACAAAAAACTGTTAGTGGCATTGTTTTAAGAAGTGATAATGGTAAAAGTGAAGGAGTTAAACCTCGATGGGGCCGAGTGTATGCCGTCGGACCTGACCAAACTGATGTAAATGTCGGAGAATGGATTTTAATCGAACATGGACGTTGGACTCGTGGTATCAATTTAACTATCGAAGATACTGGCGAAGAAATCGAATTATTTAGAATAGATCCGAATGGAATCTTAGTAGTCTCAGATCAAAAACCAAATGATCTCGAGTTTGGTGCGTATAGCACACCGCTAAGTCCAGGTATGACTGATTTCGAATTCTAATTAAACAGGGCTTGACTGGCCCTGTTTTTATCATTTATAATACATAATTAACTAACTTAGGAGATTATATGAAAGATTTGTGGGTGGAGAAATATCGGCCTAAATCATTAGATGGGTACGTTCTTAAAGACGAGCATCTCAAAGAAAAGATTGAAGATTGGATTGCAGAAGGTACTATCCCACATTTGTTATTCAGCGGTAATGCAGGAGTTGGTAAAACTACACTAGCTAAGATACTTTTAAACAGTATCGGAGTACAAGATTGCGACATCATGTATGTCAATGGTAGTAAAGAAGGACGAAAAATTGAATGGATTGACAAGTTGATCATGTTTTGTTCAACTATGGCAATGGGCGATTTTAAAGTTGTTCTGATCGACGAAGCAGATTATATGGGGTTACATACTGTACAACCTGCATTAAGACCGTTAATGGAGGAGTTTTCTTCTTCAGTTAGGTTTATTTTAACTTGTAATTATCCAAACAGAATTATTCCTGCATTGCATAGTCGATGCCAGTCAATTCATATCGAAAAGACCGATGTAGTAGAATTCACTGCAAGAGTTGCAACAATTTTATTTGAAGAAAACGTTGAATTTGAATTAGAAGTACTGGATCAGTATGTGCAAAAGTATTATCCTGATTTAAGAAAGTGCATTAATTCATTACAATTAAATTCTGTCAAAGGAAGACTTATCGACTCTGCATCAAGCGATGCTAGTACAGATTATAGAACCGAAATGGTCGAATTGTTTCAATCAGGCAGAATTTCGGATGCTAGAAAGTTGATTTGTAGTCAAGCTGAACCCGAAGAAATGGAAGAGATTTATCGATGGTTGTATGACCATGTTGATATTTTTGGTGACGAATCGATTCAGGATCAAGCAATTCTTATTATTAAACAAGGATTAGTCGATCATGCACTTATTATTGATCCAGAAATTAATATGTCAGCTACTTTAATTAGATTAGCGCATCTATGAAGAAGATCCTGATTATGGGGCTACCTGGGTCAGGAAAAACTACATTAGCTTCAGAACTAGTATCATTATTACTAACATATAATCGAACTGTATATTGGCTTAATGCCGATATTATAAGAGAACACTATAACGATTGGGATTTTAGCGAAGAAGGACGTATTCGACAAAGTATACGAATGCGAGATCTTAGCGAAACTCGAACTGAAGAGTTTGTTATTTGTGACTTTGTAGCACCATTACCGATTATGAGATCGAATTTTAATCCTAAATGGGTAATTTGGGTTAATACTATCACTGAAGGTCGATTCGAAGATACTAATAAACTGTTTATTCCTCCTAAAGAATATGAATGTGGATTAGTAGTAACTACCCAAGATGCCAAGTATTGGGCTAAGGCAATGTACGGACGTATTATACGTCAAGAGAAATATTTTAATGAAACAAAAATTTAAACAAGCATATATGAAAACCGCAGAAGTATTTGCGGAATTAAGTTATGCAGAAAGACTTCATGTAGGCGCAATCATTGTAAAAGACGATAGGATCATCAGTATCGGTTATAACGGTATGCCAGCAGGATGGGATAACACTTGTGAACATAAAGTCTATATGGACAGTGATGCAGGTGGATGGTTAGATCCCCTTGAAATCGACCACAGATGGCCATTTGAAAATGAAAAAGGTCGATATAATTTAAAATCAAATGCAGAGGTATTACATGCAGAAACAAATGCTATTGCAAAATTGGCGAAAAGCACTGAGTCGGGGGAGATGGCAACTATGTTTATTACTCATAGTCCTTGCTTGGATTGTGCCAAACTCATATATCAGTCTGGCATTACTAGCGTCTTCTATCGGACTGATTATAGAAGCGACGATGGTGTCAAATTCCTAAAAGCATCAGGAGTCGAGGTAGAAAAACTTGAGGGAACTTAATCCCTCAAGTTTTACTTACTATTAGTCACCGTAAATCGCGAGCACCTCCTTGACTGCTTCGTGTCTTTCAATGTCTTTTGCATCGAATTGTACTAGATCGATATGTTTTAATCCAGGATTTTCTGCAAGTAACGTGCAGAAATTGATCAAACCGTTATCATTCAGTCTATCAGCCTGTGCTAAGTCTCCAGTTACAACCATTTTGCTATTTTCGCCTAAGCGAGTTAATAACATTTTCATTTGGTTAACTGTTGCATTCTGCATTTCATCCGCAACAATATAAGCATTCTTAAATGTGCGTCCACGCATGTATGCAAGAGGGCTTATTTCGATAACTCCTTCTTCTAGCATCTTATCAATATCTTTCTTTTGATAATATTCTGCAAACACATCAAAAATAGGTCTAGTCCATGGTGCCATCTTTTCATTCAATGTACCTGGTAAGAATCCTAAATCCTCGTCTACAGAAACGGCGGGTCTTGTAACTACAATTTTATCAATTATTCCTTCTTGAAGAAGTTTAATACCGTGCAACACAGCTAACATTGTTTTACCGGTACCTGCTGGTCCAATCGCAAACAGAATACTTTTTTCTTCATCCTTTAATTTATTAAGATATTGTTTTTGATTGTCGCCTCGAGGCACTAATGATACACGATACTTCTTCGGTGGAAGGTATGTTTGATGAAAGTCGATTACTTGAACGTCTGACGTAAAGCGTTTTTTCACTCTTTTACTCATGTAGTTTATATCTCCTACTCTAATAGTAAAGTAGGACATGTAGTGACCGCCCGATAACTACAGAGGTCCTACAATATATTTAAGTGATTATTTAAAAAGTAATCTGATAGTAATATATTCGAATATGTCTTTAAACCAGCTAAATAAGTAAAAGTTATTCTGGGAATCATTATGTACGATATTTTAGACGTTATTAAAAACATAGACGACATTTACGAAAACAATACAAGTCTGGCAATCTTAAAAGATTTTGAACGTGTATTCGACGAGATGGACATGTATGTTTACGAAAATTGGATCGATGGTGAACTAGCTTACGGACCACAAGTCGATAGGCATTGGATTACTGCTGGGTTTATGTGGCCGCACGATAAAATGCCTAATCCAGTAGCAGCAAAAAGGTTAACCGAATTAGGTTGTAAAGTTAAGTATCAAAAAAGCCACTTGCTTGAACCTCGAAAAATCAAAACTCCCGAAGATTATCGACCAGGAACTAAAAAAGGAAAGATCGATCATAAGCCAATTTGGATTGTAGAAGTACAGATGCCAAAAAAGATAGCATTTGACATCTATCGCGGTTATATGGATAAATTAAAGGGCGAAAAGCTAGAAGGTGCAGCACCTTCACCGTCAGCACTTCCACAAGGAGCACCTGCTCCTACTACCCCAATGGCTCCAGGAATGGCTGGTGGTGCTCCAGGAGGCGGTATGCCAGGAATGGCTGGAGGTGCTCCAGGAGGCGGTATGCAAGGCGGTGTAATATAATGATTAATGAAAGTTTAAGGGCACAAGATTTAAGGCATTTTGTTAAGAAAGTTTTCGAAATCGATTCATTTAAAAGTAAAATTGGAGACGATGACGATATTGTTACTATGAGTTTCACTGTCGAACAAGAAGACCCTGCAAAAGATCTTGAACATTTTATAGAAATGGGGTATGATTATGTGTTAGATGCTGATGTTAGTCCGGGCGAAACTGACGATGGCACTTATAAAGTCTACATAGAACTCGAAAGAACGAGGCATGCTGCAAAACAAATCAAAGAAATATTAAATGGCGTTGAAAAACTTACTGGAATACATGATTTTAGATTCAGGTATTTCAAAAGTTTCAGAAGTATTGAAGCAAGTTTAGAAAATTTAGAAGCTGCTATTCCAATGGATTCCGAAGCATACAGAGTTTCAGCAGAAAAGCATAGCATAAATAACTACAGTAATTTCTTTGTTAACAGTATTTCCGACGAAATTAGTGTAACAAATGAATCTATCACATTTAAAAAATTATGGGCAGATTCTTTAACTTTTGAAATTATTAGTAGCGGGCCAAAACACGAAGTATATGATTCTATTCGTGGTCCTATTATGTTAGAACACAAAGATATTTCCGAAGTGATATATCTAACTAAGTCAATCGGTAATTATAACATTACTAAAATTGGCAACACATTCGTATTCGAAAATAACGGCTGGGCCGTAGCATTGGAGAGAAAATAATGAGCGACGGATTTAAATTTAATTTTTCAAAGGATAAACTAGCGAAGATTATTCCTGGTAATCCTTATCTTGATAATTGGTATGAAGCATTGAGCAAAATTCTACCAAATTATGAAATCGACACAGCACCTCGTGTAGCAGCATTTTTAGCACAATGCGCCCATGAATCAGGTGGTTTTAAGTTCTTAAAAGAAAACTTAAACTATCGTGCGCCTACTTTAAGAAAAGTATTTCCTAAATATTTCCCAACTGATGCACTAGCAGCACAGTATGCAGGACAACAAGAAAAGATTGCAAATAAAGTCTATGCTAATCGTATGGGGAATGGTGACGAAGCAAGTGGTGACGGATTCCGTTACTGCGGAAGAGGTTTAATACAATTAACTGGTAAGGAAAACTATTCATGGTTTGCTGCTAGTATGGGGCTTGAGGTTGAAGATGTGACAGAATATCTTTCAACATTCGAAGGTGCTGTACAATCAGCATGTTGGTTCTGGGAATCAAATAATCTTAATCAATATGCAGACAACGGCGACATCTTAACAATGACTAAAAGAATTAACGGTGGAACTATAGGTCTTGCAGATCGTAAGAAACACTATAGTCATGCTGTACACGTATTACAAGGATAAAAATGTTTCTACTACACCTGTTTCCGGATAACCTCTTATACTTTATTATTGATGTAACACTAATAACAGGTATAGGGTTATTCATTTTATCTTGGTGTTGTTTTTTTATTCCGATATTGATACCATACAAACCTGCTATTACATTAATATCTATGATACTAATAATAGCAGGAATGTATTTTAGGGGCGGCTATGATACTGAAATGGTTTGGCGTAATCGTGTCGCGGAAGTTCAAAAGAAACTCGATGAAGCTGAAGCTAAATCAAAAGAAGTCAACGTTCAAATAGAAACAAAAGTAGTAGAAAAAATTAAAATTATTAAGGAAAAAGTTCATGAGAACAAAAAGGCTATTCAAGCACACAAGGCAGAAATTAATGCTGAGTGTAAGTTGCCTGATGTTGCTCGGGTGCTCTACAACCGTTCCGTTAAAAATGGCATTCCCGGAGGCACCTCCGGTACTAATGCAACCGGTTCCGGATCTAAAGCCTCTGCAACAAAATGATAGTAACTTGAGCGATTTATTACAAAACGCTAATAGTAACTATGGAAGTTATTACGAGCTGAGGGAAAAGTATATCGCATGGCAAGAATGGTATAAAGCGCAACATCAAATTTTTGAGGATATAAAATGAAATCGATAATTCTTTTGTTATTACTTCCTCTCACAGGATGTACAGTTGTGGATGCATATTTGATGGCAAAGTTTGATTCAAATGAATATCAATTGATCAACCAAATTAAGTCTACCGCCGAAGCAAATGTTCAAAATTGTGCCGATAGAGAAAGAATGAATACTGTAGCACAATACTTGTTCCTTAAAGGAGTTGAGTTCAAAAATTATACAGCTCATATTCCGCATAACGAAAAAGCAAGTGTTTTATCAGCTGAGATCTTTAAAGAGTTAGAAGGGTTAAATAAAAGGTATGCTGATCCAAAAAAGATTAGCGAAACTTATTGTAAAACCAAACTTGTTACTATAGAAGATTCAGCAAATACAATTCAAGAAGTTATAGGAGATAAACCTCGATGAGTACCACTAACGATATTTTATATGGATTGAGCCAATATGAAAATATTGCTGATCCGAAATTACAACGCATTGCTCAGCAAGCAAAAGCATTAACAGAAAATTTTAACAATGGTAGTTTAGATGCAGACGAATACGGTGAATTGCTTCAAGATTTAGAAACACAAACTAGAATCTTAGAAGGTGCATCAGATTTAGCAGCACAAAAGCAACTAAATACAATAGTAAACGCGGCAATTACTATAGCAGCAATTGCAGCAAAAGCAATTTAATAAGCATAAGGAGCGAATTATGGAAGATCAAAAAAGTTCAATTACAGAAAAATGGCGCCCGTTTATGGGTTGGACATACATGGCAACATGTTTGTTCGATTTCATTGTCGGACCAGTCGTTTATAATGTTTTACAATTCTTAAACCCAGGTCAGCATGTTGATATGTGGCAAGCAGTTACACTTCAAGGCGGTGGATTATATCACTTATCGATGGGTGCAATTTTAGGTATTTCTGCATACGGTCGTACACAAGAAAAGATTAATGGAGTTTCGACTCCGCCTGCATCACCTGCACCGATGGCACCTCCAGTTGCTCCGATAGCACCAGCACCGGTTGCGGCACCAGTCGCGCCTGCTCCAGTTTATACTGCACCTGCTCCAGTAGCAGCGGCTCCAATAAACACAGCATTTGGGCCAGGGCCTGCACCACAAGTTGACGAACCACTATAGGAGTAATTATGAAACATTTATTAGCAATCTTTTTAACAGGATTCTTAACAGTAAGCGTAGCAAACGCATGTGAACATGACAAGGCACCAGCAAAGGCAGAAGCATCTAAGGAAGTAGCAAAAGACGCACCTAAGGCAGCTGAAGACTTTAAAGAAGGCGAAGTTAAGAAAGTTTGTGTTGTAATCAATGGCAAAGAAAAATGCAAAAACATGAAGATGCATCATAAAGTAGAAGGCACAGCGATTCCGCCAGTAAAGAAAGGCAAATAATCAAAAATTTGACAGGTCAGGACTAATGTAGTATAATTATACTATATTACTTGACCTGTTTTTTTGAGTGAACAAATATGCAAAATTATTATGAAATTTTAGGAGTAAGCGAAAACGCTTCAGATGACGAAATTAAAAAGGCGTATCGTAGTCTCGCTATGAAGCATCATCCAGATCGTGGCGGCGATCAAGCAAAATTTAAAGATGTGTCAGTTGCATACGATACACTAAGCGATGGACAAAAACGTGCCGAATATGATCAAATGCGAAGAGGAGGACCTCAAGTACAATTCGGAACTGGCGGGTTTCAAGATTTCAGCGACATTTTTGGTCAGCATTCTCCGTTCGGAGCAGATTTCCAAGATATTTTCGGACGTCAACAAGTTCGACGAAATAGAGATTTGAATATCCAGTGCCAAATTACGCTTCTTGAATCATATCAAGGAAAACAGATGGAGGCTAGTTATACACTACCTAGCGGAAAAACACAAACTGTTGTTATTAATGTGCCGGAAGGCGTGGAGCATGGCGCAACTATTAGATATCAAGGTTTAGGAGACGATTCTATTCCTAACATGTTTCGTGGAAATCTTAATGTTACAATTATTGTTTCTCCAGATTCCAAGTTTGTTCGTCGAGGAAACGATTTATATACAACAATTATTCTTTCTCCAATTGAAGCAATGATAGGATGCAGGAAAAAAGTTCAGTTAATAACTGGACAATCGATGGATCTGGATGTACGAGCCGGAGTCGAAGAAGGTACAGAATTTGCAAGTCAAGGAAAAGGATTTACATGTCCACATACACATGTAAAAGGAAGATTTGTAATTGTTGTAAATATCAGAGTACCAGCTGTTACTAATCCAGCAATTGTTTCGAAATTGAGAAACATTCAACGAGAAATCGATGGTATTAATTGACCGTCTTGTGTTTTTATGTTATTATTAAACTTAATCAACTTTAGAGAGAAATAAAATGGTTGAACCCAGCGACAATTTACAAGCAGTTTTTGAAAAAGCAATAGAAACTGCAAAAAAGCTTCATCACGAGTATCTTACAATAGAACATCTTCTATATGCCATGCTCATGGAGGAATCTTTTACAAAATGTGTTAAGGGATATGGAGCCGATCCGGTTAGTCTTAAGACTGAGTTAGACACATACCTTCAAACTAAATGTAATGAAATTACTACTCAGGAAGTAGTGGTTAAGCCTAAGAAAACTCAATCTGTTGAAAGAGTTCTCAATAGAGCATTTACTCAAGTCCTGTTTAACGGACGACAAAAAATAGAACCGACTGATATCTTTCTTGCCTTAATGGGTGAAAAGAAAAGTTGGGCATTTTACTATATACAACAAGCAGATATCGATAAGGATAAATTTGCCGATTATCTTAACAATGTTATTGAAGAAGAAGAGGAAGAAGAACAAGAGCAGCCCGATAATGCTAGTACTAAAGCATTACATGCATTTACTACTAATCTAAATGAAGCAGTTAGCAAAGGAAAGGTTGATCCTGTTATCGGTCGTATCGACGAACTCGAAAATATTTCACTTGCATTAGGTCGTCGTAGCAAAAATAATGTAATTCTTGTAGGCGATCCAGGCGTTGGTAAGACTGCAATTGCCGAAGGTCTTGCATTTAATATCGTTAAAGGTGCAGTTCCAGATTTCTTAAAAGATTATACCGTTTATAATTTAGATATTAGCGCAATGCTTGCTGGTTCTAAATACCGCGGAGATTTCGAAGAAAGGTTTAAGCAAGTTCTTAAGGCCCTTACTAAGAAGGGCAAGACTGTGCTGTTCATCGACGAAGCACATATGATTAGTGGTGCAGGGTCAGGCGGAAATAGCGCAAACGATCTTGCTAACATGATGAAGCCGGCACTTAGCAAAGGTAACATCAAGGTGATCGCATCCACTACTTGGGAAGAATACCGTAAACACTTTGAAAAGGATCGTGCATTGATGCGTCGATTCCAACGTATTACTGTCGATGAGCCTACACAAGAAGTAACATTGCAGATCCTTAAGGGCATCAAAAAGTACTACGAAAGTCATCATAAGGTTAAGATTAAGGATGATGCGCTACAAGCTGCTATTAAATTGTCTGTTAAGTATCAAACTGATAAGAAACTTCCAGATAAGGCTATCGACTTAATCGATTGTGCTTGTTCTAGATTCAATTTAAAGTTAGCTGAAGATCGTATTGTATCAGAACATGAAATTCAATACGAACTAAGTAAAATGGTTAATCTTCCTGAAGAACAAATCATGGAGACTGAAAGCGTATGTCTTTCAAAGCTCAAAGATGGGCTAGAAGCCGATGTTTATGGCCAGGACATTGCCGTCGAGGAAGTAGTTGATAAAATTATTGTGGCACAAGCAGGATTGAAGTCGGAAAATAAACCAATAGGATCATTTGTATTCATGGGGCCGACAGGATGCGGTAAGACCGAAACTGCTAAATCTCTTGCTAAACACTTGGGTGTTAAATTGTTACGATTTGATATGTCAGAATATCAAGAACAACATAGTGTTAGTAAGCTAATCGGAAGTCCTCCGGGATATGTTGGATTCGAAGAAAATGCAGGACAACTGATTACTAGTATTCAAGAAAATCCGAATGCTGTTGTATTATTCGACGAAGTTGAAAAGTCACATCCGGACGTTACAACTGTCCTATTGCAAATAATGGATAATGGATTTGTAACTGGTAGCAATGGCAAGAAAGCAGACTGTCGTAATATTGTGCTAATTCTTACTACAAATGCAGGTGCACAGGCTGCTGAAAAGAACGCTATTGGATTTGGATCACAACAAAAGGATTACAGTGACGCAGATCTTAAGAAGTTCTTCACTCCAGAGTTCCGTAACAGATTGGATGGAATTGTTACCTTCAACAAGTTAGGTAAGGATACTATGATTAAAGTTGTTAATAAGTTTATCGATGAACTTAGAGCACAAGTTGCTGATAAAGGTATCCGTATTAAGATCAATAAGGATGCAACAAACTGGCTTGTTGAGAAAGGATTCGATGATAAAATGGGCGCAAGACCGTTACAAAGGGTTATTGATAAAGAAATCAAGAAGGATCTTGCTAAGATGATGCTATTCGGTGATCTGAAGAACGGAGGATGGCTACACATCAGTGTAGTCGACGATAAACTTATGTTAATTGCAAAGCCAAAGGCATCTAAGGTACCGTTACTTTCTGTTGTAACAGTCGATGATACAGTATAAAGAAACTAAAAAACTGTATCAAGGTATATACCAGCACAGAATTGTGCTGGTAGCCCCCGGATGTCATGTCTTTAGAGGCAATAATATAGAATCGGCGCTTGCAAGAATTATTAAACAAGAAGAACTTTCCGATTTATCTAATGCATCTAGCTACTATCCGTTCGTAAGAAAGAAAACCGAGATAGCATTTCTATACGAAATTTATGATTGTCTCAAAGATCTAGAAAATTATACAATACGTGTCGAAGGAGTCTGGTTGTCGATTTACAGTAACAACGATCGAGATATTAGTAAAATAAGGCGTATCAGACCAGATCATGTAAAATCAATATACAGTCCTCCAAAACCGCTAACTGATGGCGAAATTATTTCAAATGTGCCCTACGACTTTAAAGTTACTCTTCGAAATATCGATAAAGATCATTCTGCCTTTGTAGAATGGGCAAAATCAAATGAAAACATAAAATTGCTGAAAAGTTGCGAAGATTCGCTTACATATTATAAAAAATATCTTAACAGTCCATCATATTTTTATGTCAAAGGCGAAAAAACCTTGCTTATGACTAAAATACATCTCGGCGATGTAATTCGAGTAGTCGAACGAATCGTCAAACCTTAAACAATACAAACGGTTGCGGATAAATATAATATCCGCAATTATTCTTGCGACTAAAATTTAAGGTTTTTAATATGCGTATTACAGATTTATTTGAACACAAATTAGAAGGGTTTGTTGAATACAAGAATGGAGAAGCTGAATTACAATTCGATTTAGCAGAAGATCTTGTTTATTTCATGAATCACGATGACGAAAGTTATCGTAGACATTTATATCCAACTATTGCAACTTGTTTGCATAAACACAAAAAGAACGAATCAATTCGTCCAGGCATCTTCAAAAAAGCTGCAACCGATTCTTATCAAAAATATCTTCAGCAATTTCCAATCAGAGAATTACCAGAGTGTCTAGATGACAAGCTGATTAGAGAAGTATGCGGGAAACTTCATGAAGAGTTTTGCAAACATATAGACGAAGACAAATATAAGGATTAATAAAATGAAAATTTACGAAATAATTACAGAGTCTGATACTCCAGCTGATGCAAAGAAAATGCCGAATGATCAAGTATCAGCATTTAAAGGTGCAATTAGTATGCCCGGCATTAGTCAGAATAAGTCAAATGGTAGTTCATACTTACAATATCGATTCGGTTTAGCATTGGCAGGTGCACCAGAATATCCAACACAAGCTGCAGGCGCCTTTGCAGGTGATCCGTTGTTATCTACATATACCGATGAAGAATTGGAAATGGTTAATTCTGCTGCTAAAATGGTCGGCGCAGGCCCTATTAAAAAATTAGGTAATAATCGTAGTACTGAATTAGATAATACAAATACTACCAGTGTTGTTGCTAAACCAAAAAAGAACAAATACGGTGTATAATGAAACAGTTTAGGATTACATCGCAGAACATTCCAAATAAATCCGACGAGGATTGTTATCTTGCTCCGGATGATCCTATACACGAACTAATTATTGCTCATACCATGGATGGGTTAGGAGCACAAGCACGCTTAGATGAATATCGTGCTAAACAAGAATTTTCTAAAGTAGAATGTGACAAAGGTCGCTACCAAAGAGAGAATAATATACAACCAGGAACTCCAGCATGGTTTGAGTTATGGTATGGGGATAAAAGATGAAAATTAGCGAATTATTAGGCGAGACAGCAACAGCAGGAGCAACTAGTGCAGCAAATATAGGAACTGTAGTAAGTCCGCAAATTGCTATTGGTAAAAAAAATATCGGCAACAAATCATATACAGGATCACCAGGAAAGAGTGGTACTAAAGCTCCTGCAGTACCGAAAGTAGTACAACCTAAAACATCAGCAGGAACAGCAGTAAACGCATTAGACATGAAAGGCGCTAACTTGTTTGGCGGCGGTACTGTTAAAAGACGATAAATATACTATTATTGGAGTTAACACTCATGAGTGGACAGAAAACTAAAACAACACAATTAGACGAATTAAGTATGCATGGAGAGTTAAATCCAGTTGCAACATCAATTCAATCACCGGAAGAACCGATTCATTCTCATGCACATCCTGCAGTATCTGATCCTGGATTACCACACGGTGGCATCGATTCAGAAGGCGAAATGGCAAAGGCAGATTTGTATAAGATCGCTAACTATTCAACAAAATTATTTAAGAAATTAGATAACAATACTCAGTTAGAATCTTGGGTACAAGCTAAAATTACTAAAGCAGCAGATTACATTGCTTCTGTGTATCATTACATTGAATACGAAATGGAATTCAGCGAATACGGAAAGAAGTTAGATAACGCAGAAGTATTCAATGAAGAAACTAGAGCCATTCTTAAGAATAAGTTAATGGAAGCAAAAGAGAAGATCAAAGAGCTTAAAAAAGCTCAAGCTGATAAAATCTCTGGAAAGAAGAAAGAAACAGAATGCGTGAAAGAAACTTCGGAAGAAAAGAAGAAGGCATACAGAGATGCTGCCGGTAAAGATATGGAAAAGGCTGCAAAAGCAGGCGATAAAGAAAAAGTTTCTAAACGTTTGAAAGGTGTTAGCAAATCTTTAAAGGAATCAGAAAAGCCAGACTATATCGATATCGATAACGACGGCGATAAAAAAGAACCAATGAAGAAGGCTGCTAAAGAAAAGAAGTGCGACGAAGCAGCACCGAGTGCAGGACTTTCGAAGAAAGAAAAGTCTGCTACTGTAAAGAAAGCAAAAGCAGGTAAAGACATCGGTAAGCCAGGTAAAGGTTTTAAGAAGGTTGCTGCTAAGGCTGCTAAAGAATACGGCTCTAAAGAAAAGGGCGAAAAGGTTGCAGCGGCTGCAATGTGGAAGAATATTAAAAAAGAAGACCAAGTTGCCGAAGCAGTAAAGAAAGCAAAGAAAGATTACGACGGCGATGGTAAAATCGAAAGCGGCAAAGATGAACATGCTGGATCGGTAGATAAAGCCATTAAGGCATCAAAAGAAAAAGAATGTGTTAACGAATCTACAGATTTAACTCGTATGAAGGAATTCTTAACTCGTTTAAACGGATAATATCATGGACATGAAGAAAATTCTACAAGCGTTAGATAGCACTTCACAAAAGCCTGTAGAAGGTTCTAATGACATGAAAAAGTTTATGTCTATTATTACAGAGGGGGCTAATCCACATAAGGTTAGCCTTCCTGTACAAATGGCAATGCAACATTATCAACAACCTGTACAAGAATCAAAGCCTAAACAAAGTATCCTCAAAGCATACATCCAAGAAGCAGAAGACGAGCTTGCTGCACAAAAAGCAATAGAAGAACAACGCATTAGCATGTATTCTCGTAAAATTGCAGAGCGAGTATTGATGAAAGAAGGCAAACATCATTACGATGTTAGTGATTCTGACGGATCCGGTCGAGAATATCTGCCTCGACATACAATACATGGAAAAGCAGCACTTGCTAAATTTGACGACCCTCGTCATGATAAAACTTGGTGGGATGATGATCCAGATGCTGTTCGAGCAAGCAACGAACTAAAAAAAATGGGGAAAGCGTGGAGCCCAATAAATAGAAATTACGACCTTCCAAACAAAGACGACGACTGGGATTTAGATGAAAACATTAATGAACCAGATGTTATTAAACTGGATGTTCCTTTATTGATTCGTTTATTGGAATATGCAAGAGAAGATGCTAAAACAGATATGGATCTTCACAATGTAACAGAAATGTTAATACATTTAAGTGAAGAAGGTGATACACTGACTATGGATCAATACGATCAAATCGTAGGCGATCAAAAAATGTTACCTTCTCCGACTAACGAGTCTTGTTGGAAAGGTTACAAACAACTAGGTATGAAGAAAAAGGGTAAAAAAACTGTTCCAAATTGCATACCAAAGAAAGGAAATTAAAATGAATATTAGAGACTTAATAGCTAAACTCGATGCAATTGATGAAGGAATGTTTGATAATCCTGAAATCCAACAGAAAGGTCAGCAGGCAGCAAAAGATATGGCTGCATTAAATGCTGATACTGCCCAAAAGACTCAACTTGCTAAACAAAAGATTGCCGAATTGAATGCTTTAATTCAAAGATTGCAAGGAGCAGTGGGTAATGTTAAAAGCGAATCTGCAATAGCAAAAGATTTAGTCGAAAGCTTCGGATACATATATAACGAGAACACAATAATAACGGAAAGCGAACTCTTAAATGAAGGGTGGTGGAGTGATTTATTCTCCCGTATGAGAACTCCTCAACTTATGAAGGCTATGAAGGCCGGTTTTAAAATTGCTATAGTAATCGAGGCATATAAAGTATACCAAAAAATTAAAAATCTTCCTGAAAGTATGAATAACGAAGATAAGGCTACAGAAGTAGCGAAAATGATATATCCGTTCGTTAGAGATTATGGATTGTTTTACATAGGAGCAACAATTAGCGCATGGGCTCTTTCCGGATTTGCTGCAACAGGAATCGGTGCATTTATTACATTACTAG